GCTATGCCACTAGGCTTACCATTATTCTCATATTCAAGCCACATATACTTTTGCTTTAGGGCTTTTGGCTGTTGTATGACCAAGATTTTTGTGTTCCTAGCAAACAATAACAAAGCCTGGTAAGTGCCATCAGCAGCCTTAGCTTGTTCTATGTCGAACTTACGAGTATTCTTATAGTTCCTATTTAAGTCCACTTCTTTTCGGTAGTTTTAGTTTTCTAGCATAAAAATAAAGTGTTCTAGTTCCCATACCTATACCAACTGCAACGTCAGTAATCTCATTAAACCTTGCGGTATCATACCATGCTTTAGTTACGATACGTTCTTTCATGTTCTCAATGTTAAGGTCTTCGCCTTCTTTTAACTCCACTTCATGGAATTTTTGGTAGTTGTCATTCATGTTTTATAGTTTATAGTCTTCAAATGTGGTTGTTTCTCCAATAAATCTTACAGCTAGGTTGCCAGTTCTGCCATGTCTATTCTTTTCTACCTTAACGATAACAAGGTCATCAGGATTGTATTGCTTACCACCTATTTCTACAGAATCTTTCATTTCGTAGTAATATGGTCGCATTAGCATAATAACAATGTCAGCATCCTGCTCAATACTTCCTGACTCTCTAAGATCGGATAACATTGGTAGCTTGTCAGCTCGTTCTTCTACCTTTCTTGATAACTGTGATAAGGCAATAATAGGCACTTCCAACTCTTTGGCTAAGGCTTTAAGGCTTCGGCTTATATTACTAACCTCTTGCTCTCGGTTCTGGTTAGCCTTACCTTGTCCACTCATTAGCTGAAGATAGTCTAAGAAAATAATCTTAATACCATACTTCTGCTTTAAAATGGTAGCCTTAGCTCTGAGTTGTGAGATACTGATTCCTCCAGTATCTTCTATGTAGATGGGTGCTGTGATTATCTTGTCATCTGTCTTTAAAAGTAACTTTCTTTCGTAATCATTCAAATTATTCGTTCTAAGGCTTTTTAAAGGCACTTGACTCGTTATTGACTCTAACCTTTCAACTAACTGCTCTGAGCTCATTTCAAGGCTAAAAATAGCCGTAGGGACGTTATTTAAGATTGCTAAGTGATAAACACTTGAAAGCATCATTGCAGTCTTACCTGCTCCTGGTCTAGCAGCTATAATACAAAGGTCAGGTTTGCACCATCCTGCTATTGTTTGGTTAAGTTCTTGAAATCCAGTATTAAATCCTAATAACTCTCCATTTTGTGCTTTATCACGAGCATAGTTTATAGCCATAACTACATCAGTTATGCTTTTCTCGTAGATATTGCCATATTCTTGTAAAGCTATAAGTTGACTATTTAGGTCAGAAAATAAATCTATAGCTTGACTTTCGTTGTCAAGACATTGATTCTCAGCTATTCTAAGTACTTTATAAGCTTCACGTTTCTTATACATCTCAATCACAATCTCAATATGGGTGTTAATATGATGGCTAGAAATTACATTATCAGTTAACTTTGATAAGTAATAAGCTCCACCAATATCTTGAATTTCCTTGTCTTGTGAAAGTTTTTGAGCTACAGTAGAAAGGTCTATAGATACATTGGTATCGTACATCTCTTTAATAGCGTTAAAGATTTTTTGGTGCTTTAAATCATAGAATATCTCAGTTTTTAGATGACCTATAACCAATGGGATAGTCCTTTTGTCTAAAAGTAATGCACCAAGTATGTTAGATTCAATATCTAATGCTTTTGGTAAGTTTATAGCTATCATAATGCTTCTATTTGGTATTTAACTTTTAACCAATATTCATTATAGCTAGGATTAGGACCTAAAGTATAGTCATATTTTTTAGTAGCTTCTAATAGTTCATCTACAGTTAATAGTGCACAATCTTTTGCAGCTTTTTCAGTTAATTTAATTAATAATTCTTTTTCTAACCAAGTTTTAGGTTGTATATATTCATCTATTCTAAACCAATGTTCTTGTATTAATTCGTTAGCTTTTTGTTGTGGTGTCATTATTTAAGTTTTATTTTTGTTGTTATTTTGTTTGTAGGTACTTGTTGGTTAAATTCCTTAGGCTTAATTATCTCATCGTAGAAGGATTCGTTATTTAAGTATGTATCAGGATTTTTACGGTATTGTTTATCAGGTTGTGCAATTATATATTCCTTAGTGTGTATTATAGCTTGTGTTCTCTGATCGTCAGTTAGCTTATTCCATTTATTTTGTAGTTTAGTTTTACTACCAACTTTCTTATCATATAAATCCCACCATGTTTCAAACGATATATTTATATATTTATTATTAATTGTATTATTAAGTATTGTATTATTATCCTTCGCCTTTTCCGAATACCCCTCTTCGACTTTCCGAATACCTATTTCTCTTTTCCGAATAGGTACTGTAGGTGTCAAAATCCTTTGTTTTACTTGTTTACCATCATACAAAAGAAAGGTAGTTATATAACCTTTACAAACCAACTGGCTCACCAACTCACTAATCCTTGATGGGCTTAACTGAAAAAACTCGGCAAAATACTTGTTACTCGCAAAGCAACCTTTCTCTTTGTCTAAGCTATCTATCTCTACCAATAATAGCTTTTCCATCCATGTTAGATTCTCGTCTAACCACACTTCTTTGGGTATCCACACCCCTTTAAAATCTCTTTCCATAAAATAAAAGTGCCCTATCAAATTCCCCCCAGTCGGATTGGGGGTTCATCTCAAGGGCAATAAGTTCTTAATGAGTATCCGACACTCAAGACAAATATACTAAAACAATTTTGGTTGCAACAAGACATCTGAAATTCTTTTATTAGCAATTTCTAAGTATTCTTTACTCATTTCACTACCTATATAATTTCTATTATTCATTATCGCATGAATAGCAGTTGTGCCACTCCCCATAAAAGGATCATAAATTAACCCATCTTCAGGACATCCTGCTAAAATTGGCTTAGTTATTAATTCTGTATTATAAGAAGCATAATGAATATTTTTAGATGGTTTTGTAGTAATATCCCAAAAGTCAGAAACTGAACCAGGATTTTTACCTAAAGGATTAAAAGATACTGCATTTGTAGCTAGATATTCATTGTTTTTAGATTTTACACCATCTTTATATTCATGTCTTTTACCATCATTTCTTTTATCTTTAGCCCATTTATGTTCATCTCTAATAGCATCTAAATCAAAATAATATTTTTTAGATTTAACCATAAAAAATATATATTCATGTTTTTTTGCAAATCTATCATTTACAGATTCTGGCATACCGTTTCTTTTTGCCCAAATAATATCATTTCTAATTATCCAACCTCTATCAATACAACCTATTGCAAACCTATGAGGTATTAATAATAAACATTTATCTAATCCTTGATATTCTGGAGATGTTTTTGGTTCTATAATATTTATTGTATTTCTTAAAGAATCGTTAGTTGAATCCTTTTTTCTACTTCCTCTTGCGTATGTATCACCTAAATTAATCCAACAACTGCCACCTGGCTTTAAAACTCTATAAATTTCATCCATCATTTGCCATAAATGTTCAAGAAACTCTTGAAATGTAGGTTCTAATCCCCATTGTCCATCATACCCATAATCCCTTAATTGCCAATATGGTGGTGAGCTTATTACACAATCCAAAAAATCATTTGGCATTTTTTTTAGAGTATCTAAGCAAGGTTCGTTGTGTATTTGGTTTATCATGTTTTGTTATTTGTTTATTCTGAATATTACTTCTCTATCATTATGCATAAATCTACGCTTCAATGTAGGGTTTAATGACTTTTTTATTGAGTCTTGTGGTATGTTTGTATATCTTGAAGCTCTAGCCATTGATTTGAATAATACTTCGGTTTTATCATCAATATATATCATCCTTACTGGAACATTATTCTCCAGTCCTCCAATCTCCATCATGTTTATTTGTTTATAAGTTTATAGAACAAGGTCTTGCCTAATTCCCAAAGTGCTATAGTTAAAATTATTATCATAAGTTTAAATAACCACCCCAAGTTTTTTTTATAAATTACTATCAGGTTATTAATATTTGTATCTTGAGTTGGTAAGGTTTTTATTTCTTTAAGTTTATCTTAAAGGTTGTTGTACTTATTCTAGGTGCTGGGTGTACCATTTCCCCAGTTTCAGGATCAACCATAGCTGTAGGTATGGTCCTAAGCATCCTTTCTCTTTCCTTAATAGCAAATCTCATAGATTCTAATTGCTCATTCATCTTGCCCCAAGTATAATCTTGGTCATAGATATACTTTACGCCTGATTCAAACTTAGCCATTTCGCTTCCTAAGACCTCAGCCTTGCCTCCAGGATACTTACTAAGCTCATCTAGTACTAACTCCTTTAAATCGGCTCTAATGCCCTCTAAAAGCTGTACAACAGCCTCTGACTTAACGAGTAGTTCTAATGGTGACTCACCAGTTTCTGTAAAGTGATTTACTATTTGCGATTTGATTAACTCAATTGCAAATTTGTTCGGTTCTATAGAACTAAGTTCTACTTTTGGTAATAATGTTAGGTTCATTTTATTTTAGGTTTTCTTTTTTCATTTTAAGTACTTTCATCAACGTTTCATCAGCATCAAATGTTTGCTTATATCCATAATAAACATCTGTAAGCTGTTTTAATTTGGTACATTGAGCTATTTCCATCATGATTTCTTCTCTTGTAGGTTCTTCTGCTAAAATTTCAGCTACAACTGTTTGTACTGGCTTTGAGGGTTTTTTTGGCTCTTCATGTACACTAGCACCAGTTTGCACTGTCGCAAAATCCATCTCCTCAGCAGGTGTCGCCTCGAATCCAGCTGCCTTCATCAACCATGCTAATTGATTACGGAAAGCTTTACCTACTGCTCTTGTTTGTGCCATAGATAAGATTGCATACTCATCAAAGAATTTTTTGCTACCCTCTTTGTTTGAGCATATTGCTATACCTACGGATACCAACTTATTGTCTTGGTACGATCTAACTTCGCAAGTAGCCATGTATTTAAGCTCATTCTCGCTAGATAAATCTTGTACGCTTGTAATGATAGGAAATAAGCCTAAAGAAGCTCCTGCCATCTGCCATGCTTCTACGTTACAATAGTCCTTACCTTTAATGTTAGATACTAAGTGTGCATCCTTTACAAAGCGTTTAAGCTCGTTAGATAAAGAAAGCATAGAGTCCTTGTTTACCATTTGGTAACTAGGAGATTGAATTTCATTGTTAGTTTTTTGTAGTTCCATTTGTTAATTTATTAAATTGTGTAAAAAAAGTGGCTTGTTTTCTAGGATATTCATCCCACATCTTGACAATAGCTTTAATTGTGTCAAAGCTTGATTGACTATAGTTTATGTTGTGAATAATTTTAGCTATTAATAGCCTTTTGTCCATTTCATCTAATTCTGTAAATGTTGATTGCATAATATTTATTTTAGTGATAACATATTAAGTTTTTTATTGGTCATAGATAAGCCTAATATCTGCTGGACCTCTTCATATTGACCTTTGTAGTACTTAATACAATCTATATCGTTCTGGAATGTTTGAATACCATGTATAACTGTTGTATGGTCACGATCAAATGATTGACCTATCTCTTTTAACGTCATCGAAAAATAACGCCTGAAAATGAAATAGCACATATTTCTAGCAAATACTAGATTTTTACTTCTGTTTGGTGTTAGTACCTTACGTTTATCAGCCTTTAATACCTCACAAACAGTTCTAATAACTTGCTCAAATCTAATTTCATTGTGTTTTAATCCTGGCATAACGTAATAGCTTATTTCTGATGCTCCCATATTTGGTTTTTTAGTAGTTCTAGTTTTTTGTCGTAAAAAGTTTTTATCAGCTCTGTCATCTCATAGTCATTGTTTTTTAGTCTAGTTTCTATGACATATCGACTATATCCAGTGATTTCCATGATTTTTTTCATGTCGCCATATTTAAATAGGCTTTTGTGGTCTGTGATTTCTAACATTGTTTATTTAGTTTTATAATGATTAATGTGCCTGTCTATTCCTGTGATTGCGGCTTCTAAAGATCCGTAATAACTAGCTCTCCAGTAATACCATTTACCATGTAGGATTTGGTTATCCCAAGTGATATACATCCCTCTGTAGGTGTATTGTTTTGACATTCTACCATTACTGTTTACATAGGTTAACTCTTCTTTGATGCCTTTTTTCTTTTGTTCTAGGGTTAGTTTCAGCATTTTCATTGTTTTTAGTCCTCTTGTGAGGGTTTTTGTAAGGTTTTTGTTTCTAATATTTCGGTTGTTCTAAGTGGCAATCCTTCGGAAAGTTTTTGGAATATAGCATAAGCTATATCTTTTTTAGTACTAATACTTCCACTAACGAATACGCCATCTTGTTTAGTAAAATAGATCGTGTCATTTAATAACTGATCTGTCTCTTGTACAAATTCAAATTTCATAGGTTTTTTGTTTTGTTTATAAAGTGTAAAATTAAGAAGTTTTTGGATATATTTAAAGTTTTTAGCAGGTTTTTTGTTAAGAAAATCATAAAAGATTTTTGCTGGATTTTTGCGTAACAGATTTTTGTGGGTTTTTTGGGGAGTTTTTGCATAGGGTTTTTGGCAGGTTTTTGCCTGCAACTGATTATTAGTTGCATAATCAACGATGTTGCAACATTAATGTTTAAACATTGATATTTTTAAATTTGCATAAGCTGGCCCTAGCCTAAAATAATATTTAAAGGCTTTTTTAAGGCCCTAGGCTGGCTTCTTTTTTTATTTTGGATAAGTTATACATAAAATAAATTTAAGGCCTTAATTTAGCCTTATTTTGTTTCTCTAGGTCCTTAATTATCTTATTTATAATTTTAATAATCTGGCTTAAATCTTTTTTTGTAGTTTTAATCATGTTTTAAAATTTACTTTGCTAAATATTCGATCCAGGCTTTAGACTTATAAAAATTATCCTGGTCCAGTTTCTTTTTTACCTGGTCCGCTATCTGGTCCAGCTGTTCAGTATAAAGATCCTGGTAAAATTGTAGCAAATATTTATTTTCTGGCTTGTTTTCTTTTTCTAGGGCCTTAATTAAGCCCTTTAGTCCGTAAATTGTCATTTATGTTTTGTTTTGGTTAGATCCTGGCCCAGCTTCGAACTGGCTAGCCCTTATATTGCCCAGGATATAAAAAAGCCCTAGGCAATTTAGCCCAGGGCAAAAAAAATATATTTTTTAGCTATATGAATATTTTACCCCTCTAGCTTTTAGGTCCTTAATAGCAGCGCTAGCCTTAGATCCTTTAGGTTGCTGGCCATGTATTAACAGCGCGAAGCTTTGCTCTGTTTTATAGGCTGCTTCGTCTGTATGATCTATTGCAAGCCCTAGCGCTTCGGCTTCCTCTGGGCTGTAAACAACTTTAGCGAATTTAAGGCCGTTTTCTTTTATTTTGTGATCTAATTTGCCGCCTTCGCTTGCGTTAAGTTTAAAATTGTCTGGGATCGTTAAGATATTGTTTACCCAATATGTTAAGCTGGTCGTGTATGCATAAAAAATAACATTAGGCCTTTGCTGCGCTACATGTACCCAGGCCCTAAAGTATTGATCATTAAAAAAGTCCCCTGCTACATGTATACGAACAATTGTAGCGTTTTTATGCAGGCTTTGATTTATAAGGGCTGCCATATTTTCAAAGCTTTTAGCCTCTCTTAATAAGTTAAAATTGTGCCAGCGTGCTTTTCTCACCGCAGGGTAAAGCGCTTCATCCGACGCAGCAAAGCATCTAAATTTAGTATTAGGGCCGTCGGTTATTTTGCCAGTCATTGGATCGGCTTTAGTTTTACATATCAAAGCGAAAGGGCAGCTGTGCCCTGCAGGCAAAGAAAAAGTATATATTTTTTTGTCAAGCTTTGCGTTACCTTTCTGAAATTTTAATAAGTTGTTCATGTTGTTTTATTTTGTAGTTTATAAGTTGTTTTTAGTCGCATGCTAAGGCCCAGGCTTCAAGGTCCTGCGCGTCCTCGTAAGTTAGTCCGATGCTGTCAATAATTAAAATAGCTAAATTGTTGTTTATCTTATCGTCGCTTATATTGTTTCCTCTAATTACGTCGATCACGTCGCTAGGCGCTAGGCCGATAATTCGGTCGCATACTTTTGCATCCTGGCCCAGGTAAAAAACTTTACCAAAGGCCTTGAGCTGCCAGGTCCTGCCAAAGCCATAATTGCCAGCGCTTGAGCCGATAATTATTTCGGCCGCTGCCCTAGCTTTTAAATCGTGAGACAATACCTTTCTTTTTTTTGTTTGTGTTGTTTGCATGTTTATAAGTTTTAATTGTTTGTTAGTTCCTGCCAGATAGTTTTAATTAGTGTTATTAATAGAGTCCCAATAATTAGATAGATCGCTAGATCAATAATGTTAATCATGTTATTTAAATTTAGTTAGTAAATAATCTGTTAATAATCTGGCCATGTTAGAAAGGACCAGGATAAATAAAATAAATTGAGTAATTAAAAGAAAGTTGCTAAAGTGTTGCATAATTAAAAGTTTTGTGTTGATTGAATTAGGTTTCTTTGTTTCAGCATGTTTAATAATGTTTCAAAGTCCAGGACTTTTTTTGTTTTCATTATCTGGTTTACTGTAGTGTTTTGACCGTTATATTTTAGCCATAAAATACAAAGGTCAGTGTGTGTTAATTTAGCCATGTTTAATTTTTTTGTGTTATTAATAGGACCTAAAGATATGTAAACAATTTAAAACAATTGTAAATAAATATAAATAATTTGTTAAAATTTTGTTAACGTTTATATATAAGTATAAGTATAAAATACATAATTTAATATTATATTACTAAGTAAGTTAGTAATTTAATATAATATTACTATATTAATATACTATAATAGTAGTAAGTATGTATTAATATAATACTGTCACCATTTTTTACTTTTGCCGTTTCAGTCACTTATCAATCATTAAATAAT